ATATAGGAAGGTTTAGTATTCCACTCTACACCCATCCAGCAAAGACACTAACAGATGAGGAAATAACTGAAATCTATATAAGAGAGTGGGGTAATGGTGAACATGTATTTGCTAGAGAAATATTAAGAAAGGCGCAAGAGAAAAATGAAAGCAAGTAAGAAAAAGTATTTAACCTTTGATGATTTAAAGCCATACAAGCCAGCACCTCATCCGATGCAACACCGCATTGATGAGTTCCGTTTAGTACCAAGTCTAGTAACAGGGAGAAAATATGAGAGCGACGGAAGAGTATCGTAAGTGGTGCGCACTAGAGCGTCAATGGGAAGAGTCACGATTCAGTCCTCAACAAGAGAAAGCTTATGTGACTGGCTTCAATCGTGCGATTGCGTTAATGGAAACACTTTTAAAGGAGAGGCAACATGAAACTATCACGAGTATTTCGCCCACAAGTAGTAACAGAACCACCCAAGAAAGAAGTCAAGCCACGTTTAACCGACACTAACTCCAAGTTTGTTTGGACTAAAGGCGCTGATGTAATGAAGACTTTTAAGCGACATGGTTTTGTTCCACCATCCGAGTACCGAACAGATTACTTATTTAAAAAGAATCGAGACTTAACCAATGAATGAACAAGACCTAAGAGATTGTTTTGCGATGTTTGCGTTGATGGGTTTAATTACGGCATATAAAGATGACCACACGATTAACCACGAGATAGCAGAAAGGGCATATACCCTCGCAGACAGAATGATTGAAGCAAGAAGTAAAACCCCCGACATCGGGATAACCGCAGTAAAACCTAAAAGGAGAAGTAAAGATGAAGAAGTTAACTAAAACCGCAAAGGTATTGGCTTATGTTAAGAACAATCCTAATGCAAAAGCAATCGAAGTAGCAAAGGCGATTGGTGTTACACCCAATAGCGTGTATCAGATAATTCATAAATCAAAGAAGGTAGCACAGTCTAAACCTAGCACTAACGTGCCTAATGGTCAGATGTCTTTGGCGCTATTTAGTGATCCACCCAAGCGTGGAAGACCAAGTAAGCTAACAGAGCAAGAATTTAAAAAGCTACCTCTTCCACGAATTGCCTATGATGCTTATGGTAATAAAAAACAGAGAATTGCTAACTTCCAAGATAACGTCAATCACCCACCCCACTACAAGACAGGCGGGATCGAGACGATTGATTTCATCGAAGCAAAGTCTCTTAACTATAACCTCGGTAATGTGGTGAAGTATATTACTCGTGCAGACCACAAGGGGAACAAGTTAGAAGATTTGAAGAAAGCCCAATGGTATCTCAATCGTGAAGTTGGCAAACTAAGTAAGAAGTAAACCCGAGGGAGTTTAGGCTATGCCTTGCTCCCTTTTTTGTAACTATACAAGACGTTATTTAAGGAGAAGTAAATGAGTGAAGACATTAAAAAGATGGAAGAAGAAAGCGTTGACCTAGCTGGTATCTGCGGTGGCGGTGTAGGCATCGTGCTGGCAAGGATGGACACGCACCCCGAGGAGTTCCATGCCAATAGTGAGAAGTGGAAGTTCATCTATAAAGATTATTTCCGAGACGCTATGAACGAGACCGAGAAGGGCATGATCTTTGACAAGATTAAACAGATTCGCAAGAACGAGTTTAATCAGATGGTGTTGCAGACGCTAGTCCCACCACAAGAAGAAGAGTGCGAGACAGAAGAAGACGATAGCCCGTTCGGTCGTGCGGTAGCAAAAGCTCAAGGTAGTGCAATTTCTTATGCTGGTAAAGGGAGATACAAGGTATGAACGGCGGAGTAGAAATATTATTAGCGAGAATGGAGACGCATCCCGAAGAGTTCTTTACCGACAGTCGGTGGCGCTCGCTCATTATGGATTTTGCAAATGATCTTGATAAAGACGATTTAATGGCTTTAGACAAGAAGATGAGAGAGTGCCGTCAGCAACAGTTTACCGAACTCATCATGCAAAGACTCATTGGTGAAGAGGATGAGGAACGTAAACTAGCACGTCGTCATGCGATTAAAACTGTTCCTCAATTTCCTACTGGCACTAGGTTTGCTGATTTAGCAGACAAAGACGAAGACATGGCTGAGGATGGTTTTAGCCCAGCGCAACGCATGGCAATCAAGAGAGCGAAAGGCGAGATATGAACTCAGGAGTTGAAATACTTTTACAAAGACTTAAAGATAACCCCGAGTATTTTGGGGTAGACCCTAGCATGTATGGCTCAAATCATCAGAACAAATGGAGTCCTTTCTTGAGTGAGGTTCTTAATACAGAGTACTTTACCGATGAAGAAAAGCAAGCGGTCAGGACAGCGTTTAACGATGCGAGACGTGAGAACTTTACCGAGCGCATCATGAAAGCACTTACTGGCGAGGACGAAGTGAGTGAAATGGGAAAGCCAGTCAGAATCACCAGCACCAATCCATACCACTCAGGGTCAGCGCCGTTAACCATGACTACGATGGGCGGTGCGGGGCAGTCAACAGTATCATTTAACAATGCTACTAGTTCTATAACGCTAGGACAGACTCAGCTTGCAGAGGCGCAATTAAAAGCGATGATGGATGAATTAAAAATTAGACAACAAGCAAGGAAGGATAGAGAGCAAGAGCGAGAAAAAAGAAGTAAAACTTTGTACGGCAAACTTCACCAATACTTTTCACCAATATGAATCTAATTACCCTAGACTTTGAAACCTACTACGACTCCAAGATCAAACTTGGTTTTAAGCATCAGACGACTGAGGAATACATCAGAGACAAGCGCTTTGAAGTAATCGGTGTTGGTGTCAAGATAGGTGAGGGTGTGACTGAATGGTTTTCTGGTTCACACCTCGACATCCAAAAATACCTTTCCACACTCCCGTGGAAAGATTCTGCTTTGCTTTGCCACAATACTTTATTTGATGGCTCTATTCTTGCGTGGAAGTTTGGCATCAAGCCATCTTTTTATTTAGACACGCTTTGCATGGGTCGTGCAATTCATGGTGTGGATGTCGGGGGTTCTTTATCCTATCTTGCCGAGCGTTATAAGCTAGGTGTTAAGGGTCACGAGGTTGTGTTGGCAGAAGGTAAGCAAATAACTGGTTTCACTTCCGCCGAACTCACAGCCTACGGCTCATACTGCATCAACGACGTGGAGTTAACTTTTAAGCTCTTCCAAGTATTGTCGAGCGCGTTTCCACCTGATGAGTTGCTTTTGATAGATATGACTTTAAAAATGTTTATCAATCCAATCCTAGAGGTTGACGATGCGCTACTCAATGACCGACTAGAGGAACTTAAGCATGAGAAATTACAGTTATTAGGGACACTCAAAGCTACCTTGCAATGTGAGAACGAAGAGCAAGTACGCAAGAAGTTAGCCAGTAATAAACAATTCGCTGCCGTGCTAAAGGAGTTTGGAGTCGAGCCACCGATGAAAGAGAGCAAGACAACTGGCAAGCAGACCTTTGCGCTGGCAAAAAATGACGAAGGGTTTATAGCGCTAACAGAACACGAAGACCCAATCGTCCAACAACTCGCTGCCGTGCGACTGGGAACAAAATCAACTATTGAGGAGAGCAGAATTGAACGATTCATTGACGTGGGATCGAGAAACAAAGGAAGGTTACCTATACCACTTAAGTACTATGGCGCTCATACGGGGCGGTGGGCGGGGTCGGATAAGGTCAACTTTCAGAACTTACCGTCACGGGATAAAAAGAAAAAGGCACTTAAAAATGCGGTGGTCGCCCCCGAAGGGTATGCGGTTATCAACTGCGACTCGTCTCAGATCGAAGCTCGTGTGCTTGCATGGCTTGCGGGGCAAGATGATATTGTTAAACAGTTTGCCAATAACGACGATGTGTACTCTATATTTGCAAGCTCCATCTATGACCAACACATCACTAAAGCGAATCCTGTCGAACGTTTTGTTGGAAAGACTTGCATCCTCGGGCTTGGATATGGGACTGGCGCATTAAAGTTACAGCACACACTAAAGACTAGTCCGCCAGGCGCAGACCTCACAGAGGATAAGTGTAAGGAAATAGTTAATCTATACAGAGACACCAACGACATGATTGTCAAACTATGGCGAGAAGGCGACAAAGCTCTAAAGATTATGGCTGACTGGCAACCCAAACAAAAACCCTTTTATTATGGCAAACACAAATGTGTGCGAGTCACCCAAGAAGGACTGCAATTACCGAACGGGTTATACATTCGCTACCCTGATTTACAGATCACTGATGAGTCTAATGGCAGATACCAATACAAGTCACGCAAAGGCCCCGTGTCTCTATGGGGCGGTTCAGTTGTGGAAAATGTAGTTCAAGGATTGGCACGGATTATTGTAGGTCAGCAAATGATTAAATTAACTGAGCGCTATCGACCCGTGCTAACTGTGCATGATGCGGCGGTGTGCGTAGTTCCCGAGGATGAAGTAGATGAGGCTTGTGCATGGATCGTCGAGGTCATGTCTACACCACCTGACTGGGCTAAGGGTTTACCAGTAGCTTGTGAAGCTCACTTTGGTAAGAATTATGGTGAGATGGAGGAGTGGAAAGCGTGAGTACAATAGATCAGTCAGAAGAATCACCACGGAACTTGATTAGTCTCAAGGAGTACGAGGCAAAAAAGTATTTATTACAAGTAGAACTTTTGAAATGGCAAAACCATGTTAAAGAAACTAATACACAACATATCATTATTTTTGAAGGGCGCGATGCCGCAGGTAAAGGTGGGTCAATTAAGCGATTCATGGAACACCTCAACCCAAGAACCGCAAGAGTCGTTGCCCTCTCCAAGCCCACAGAGCAAGAAGCGAAAGAGTGGTACTGGCAACGCTACATCAAAGAGTTTCCTAAAGCAGGAGAAATCACGTTCTGGGACAGGTCATGGTACAACCGAGCAGGAGTCGAGCCTGTCATGGGTTTCTGCACAGTTAACCAAACCAAGCAGTTCTTCAAAGAAACGCCCGTTCTTGAAAAAATCTGGGTCGAAGGAGGAATTAAAATTATCAAGTTCTGGTACTCCGTCAGCAAAAAAGAGCAAGCCCGTCGCTTCCAAGAACGTGAAACGCACCCGCTCAAGCAAGGCAAACTCAGCCCGATAGATATTGCTAGTCAGACTATGTGGGATGAATATACCAAAGCAAAAATACAGATGCTTGATAAGACTAGCACTAAAGAATGTCCGTGGATACAAGTACAATCTGATTGTAAAAGAAGTGCTAGGATTGCTAGTATGCAGTATGTATTATTGAAAAACGATTACCCTGATCGGAACCTTGAAAACATTGGGGCAATTAACCCAAACATCCTTAAAGGAGTCTAGTATGGCATCTAAAAAATTGACGGTAAAAGCCCCCGCCATCAAAGAAAAATCGGGCAAAATAGTTAAAGCTCCAAACAAGTCATATTCACATGATGAGTTGATTGCGAAAGAAGGTAAGAAAGCAAAGGGCGCTAAACATGAATTTGTTTTGTCCGATGGTGAGATTGCTAATCGCAAACGTGCCGCAAAAGTAGCTGAAGCTGCTGGCGAAGTTCCAAAGTCAGTCGGTAAAAAACTTCATAGTCATGATCTTCGTAGAGCCGTTGGCATCAAGAAAAAGGCAATGAAATGAGAGAGCCTATTCCTTTTGTAGGTTTTATTGAAGTTGATGAGGAGCCAACACCGTTGATGACTCAAGAAGATATAGCATCAGTTATGGGAGTTAGTCGTCAGACTGTGCGCAATATAGAAGCTAGTGCATTTAAAAAAATTCGAAAAGAGTTGTTTAAAAGGGGATACAACAAAGACGATTTGTTGTAATATGTAAACATGAACTTTACTTGGTCATTCTCCTCTCTTAAAGACTACGTTAACTGTCCTAAGCAGTATCAGGAAGTTAAAGTATTAAAGCACTTTGTTAAATACCCAACCGAACAAATGCGTTATGGCACGGAAGTCCATAAAGCCTGTGAAGACTATGTAGGTGAGGGTAAACCCTTAGCTGAAAACTATAAGCGGTTTCAGCCTGTACTAGATTCACTTAGGGAAATCCCTGGGGTCAAGTATCCCGAACATAGAATGGGACTTGATGCCAATAAAAAAGCGTGTGCTTTTGGTAAGGGCTATTGGGTACGCGGCATCGTAGACTTGCTGATTGTGGATGGTGAGCGAGCATTTATTGTGGACTACAAGACTGGCTCAAATCGCTACCCTGACCCCAAACAGTTAAAGCTGATGGCGCTAATGACCTTTGAGCATTTTCCCGAAGTCAAGCATATCAAAGCTGGTCTGCTGTTTGTGATGCACGAGAGTTTCATAGACGAAGAATACACACGGGATCAGATTCCTAAGTTGTGGAATCAATTTAGTACAGACCTTGAAAGATTAAACATATCCTACGAAAATGATGTATGGAATCCAAATCCTAGCCCTCTTTGCCCGTGGTGTCCTGTTAAGACCTGCGAGTTTCATAAGGAAAGATGATGCGTACACACGGAATGACTAATTCTTTTGAGTTTAGCGTATGGACTGCAATGAAGAAGCGCTGTCTTTATACAAAGCATCCAAAATATCATTTGTATGGTGGTAGGGGCATAACTATCTGTGAAAGATGGGCAAACTTTCAAAACTTTTTTGACGATATGGGTAAATGTCCTTTTAAAAATGGGTCAATAGATAGAATAGATAGTGATGGAAACTATGAGCCTAGTAATTGTAGATGGCTACCAAAAGTAGAACAGTCTGCTAATCGTAGGTGCGTTTTTTCGCTAAATGGTATGAGCCTTGAAGCTTATGCTAAATTAAATGATGTACCAGCAAGCACTTTAAGACTGCGTATAAAACAAGGTTGGACTAAAGATGCTCTCTTAACAATTAAAAGAGAAAGAACTAATAATGCCTTACGTTAATAAACCTAGACCCTATGCTAAAGAATACCAACAAGAGAAAGCCCGTGGCGAACATGAACGTCGAATGGAAAGACAACGCGCTCGCAGAGCAGTTGATAAACAATTTGCAGATAAAAACAAAAACGGTAAAGCGGATATTCGTGAAGGCAAAGATGTGGCTCACGTTAAAGCTTTGGACAAAGGTGGTTCAAATAAAGCTGGTTTGTTTATTGAGAGCGCGCACGGTAACCGCTCGTTTAAAAGAGATTCAAAAGGTAATTTAGTTTCTGAAAAAGCCAAGGGTGAAAAAGGCGATAAGAAACTAAGCAAGGTAATAAAACCTAAAAAGTAAGTATCCGCTGTAAGGCATGAGTGGGCGGTAGGGTATTGACTTCCCCTTATAACCGTGTCAGTTGGGCGGCGCTCGAAGTTAATTCATTTGGCTTCTCCTTGGCGTGACAGGCTTGACCGACTAACCCCCGTAAGGGGTCACAGTTAAATTTTAGTTAAAGGACAGTTGTGGAAATAGTTGATAACCAAGCCGTTAAATTTAGAGTCAAATCAGATCGAGTCAACCTGATTACGGACTATCTAGAAAAAAGCGAAGTCATAGAAGACAACGGCGATCAAGCAGAAGTTTTAGTGTATTGGGGCATTGAAGAGATGCAACACATGGTAAAAGTCTGTGGGGATAAAGTTCCTTCACCGATGCAAAGAGATTACGCTTGGCCTGGAATGTACACACCATTCAAACATCAAGAAACTACTGCCTCATTCCTTTCACTACAACAACGCGCATTCTGCTTTAATGAAGCGGGTACAGGCAAGACTTCATCGGTTATATGGGCTGCTGACTATTTGATGACACAAGGCTTGATTAAGCGCGTTTTAATCATCTGCCCACTATCTATTATGTATTCAGCGTGGCAAGCAGATATCTTTAAAACTGCCATGCACAGAAGCGTAGCTGTAGCTTATGGCGATGCAGATAAACGCAAGAAAGTTCTTAACGGAGTCTATGAGTTTGTCATCATTAACTATGATGGTGTGAACATTGTTAAAGAAGAAATAAGTAAACTAGGGTTTGACCTAATAGTAATTGATGAAGCAAACGCTTATAAAACAGTTACGACCAAAAGATGGAAAACACTAGCAAAAATAATGAAGCCCTCAACAAAACTTTGGATGCTTACTGGCACACCTGCTTCGCAGTCCCCGCTTGATGCGTTTGGGCTTGCAAGGCTTGTATCTCCTGGGAATGTACCTAAATATTTTACGTCATGGCGGGATAAAGTAATGCACCAAGTAACCCGTTTTAAGTATGTACCAAAGCCCAATGCACGGCAAGATGTCTACAACGCGCTACAACCAGCAATTCGTTTTGAGAAAGCCCAATGTTTGGACTTACCGCCTGTGATGTATCAGACCCGTGAAGTGCCACTTAGTGTTCAAGTTGTTAAATATTACCAAGTTATCAAGAGTCAAATGCTTATTGAAGCGGCAGGTGAAAAAATTAGTGCTGTTAACGCGGCGGCAAAGTTAACAAAATTGTTACAGATTTCGGGAGGGGCTGTCTATACAGATACCCGTGAAGTTGTGGAGTTTGATGTGTCTCCACGATTAAATGCCCTAATGGAAGTGCTTGATGAGACGGAACATAAAGTCATTATCTTTGTTCCCTATGGTCACACTATTGATTTAGTTGCTAAACATTTACAAGGAGAAAGAGTCACTAATGAAATTATTAGAGGAAGCGTAGCCGCTAAAGAGCGGTCGGAAATTATTAGTCGGTTTCAAAATTCAGAATTTCCACGAGTGTTAATTATTCAACCACAAGCTGCATCGCACGGTGTGACTCTAACTGCCGCAGACACAGTAGTATTTTGGTCTCCAGTAATGAGTGTGGAAACATATCTGCAATGTATAGCTCGTATTGACCGTGTTGGTCAGGTTAACAATATGACTGTCGTACACTTACAAGGTTCAGAAATTGAACGAAAGATGTATGCGATGCTTCAGTCTAAAGTTGCTAGCCACGAGAAGCTGGTTGACTTGTATAGAGAAGAGTTAGGAATAGAAGATGACAACAATGACTGAAGTTAATTTAGATGAATTAGTAAAAACTTACTTGACAATAAGAGCAGAGCGTGAAAGAATTGCTGCAGAGTGGAAAGTACAAGACAAAGTATTTAAAAATGATTTGGTAGTTTTAGGTCAGCAAATGCTTGCAGTGTGTAACGAAACAAACGCAACAAGTATTAAAACCAAAGAAGGTCGAGTGGTTAAAAAGTTAAATGAGCGCTACACCATATCTGATGGAGATAGCTTTCGTAAGTTTGTTATGGAAAAGGAAATGCCTGAGTTGTTTGAAGGTCGTATCCACCAGACAAACTTTAAAGAATTCATGGCTGAGCATGCAGGTGATGGCTTGCCGCCTGGCGTGAATGTAATGAGAGAGTTTACTGCAGTAGTATATAAACCCACTCAAGATTAGTTAAATACAGTTAAATAAGGAGTTTTAAATGAGTACAGAATTAGTTAATTTAAGTGCCCTCGGTGCGTTGGCTACGGTTGGCGGATTAGATGAAGATACATTAGCCGTTGCTGGTGGCAATCGCCAAGGCAATAAGCGTATTTCAATTAAGGGCGGAGTCTTCCGTAAGTATGCAGGTGGTAAAGAGATCGGTGCTATTGAAGACCGCTACATGAATGTCATCATTGTTAAGATGGCACACAATGCCTCACGTATGTTTTATGACAAGGGCTACAAAGAAGGTGAGAAAGTATCCCCAGCTTGCTGGTCTTCTGATTCTAACAAGCCTGATGAAGATGTTAAAAATCCAGTTGCATCCAGTTGCTCGGCATGTCCGAATAGTGCGAAGGGTTCTAGCGATAATGGTACAAGCGCAAAATGCAGATTGTCATGGCGCACCGCAGTTGTTCTACCGAACGACCCAGCAGGTGATGTTATGCAGTTAGTACTTCCAGCTACTTCGTCTTTCGGCAAAGAAGATAATGGTCGTTGGCCTTTCCGTCCTTACATTCAGCACCTAGCGTCACACAATGTGTCAGCGGGCCGCGTTGTAACTAAGATGGCTTTCGATACAAAATCTCCTACGCCAAAAGTATTGTTCTCTCCAGTTGGTGCTGTGTCTGATAGCGATTTAGAAATTATTGCTCGTCAAGCTAAAAGCCCGACGGCTGAACAAGCCATTAAGTTAAATGTCTATCAAACAGATAGTGCTGGTGAAGCTCCAGAGGTTGCAGAGCCAGAAGTTGCAGAACCAGTCAAGCGTGAGTCAAAAGCTTCCGCTGGTGAAAAAGCATCCGACGTATCGGATATTGTTAAAAAATGGTCTAAGAAGTAAGGATAAAAATGCCACGGACGTATAGCAAAGAATTTATTAAAGAGTTAGGTGGACTGCGCCCATTCGATACCACAGGGGTGCAGTTGGCAAAGGCTTGTGTGAGAGCAAACCTCCCCGCAAAGTACGTTGCTGTTGCACTAGAAGTAACTCGTATGTCGGTTCATAGCTGGTTCCGTGGCAATCCTATCCGTGATAAGAAGCGCCGATTGATTACTGCATTTACATCATTAGTTGAGAAGGACTTAGATGATGGCATATTGCCAGCTAAGAGCACCGCCCAAGCTAAGGCTTATATAGAGGACATGATCGGTCAAAAGATTTAAAGGGCGGGGGAAACCCCATGAATTAACCAAGGCGGAGTAATCCGCCTTTTTAGACTCTGCGCATATGTTAAAACAATTCTATGAGAAAGCATTGCCATCGCAGGGTGTTTATTGTGTAAGTGGTATAGAACAAACAACAAAGAAAACAGTCAACCGCTTTGCAGAAACACTTGAAGATGTATTTAAATTAGTCGAGAAGTTAAAAAGTCAGCAGTTAAATGTATTTGTAGCACCTGGGTCGTTCGATGGGTTTAGCCGTAAAGCGGAGAACTGCATCTTTTATAAGTCGTTCTTCGTTGATCTCGATGTTGGAGAGGGTAAAGCTTATGGTGACAAAGGCGAGGCGCAAACAGCCTTATGGAAATTCCTTGGTGAAACGGGTCTGCCTGATCCTGTGTGTATTGATTCTGGCGGCGGTCTGCATGCCTATTGGATTATGGATAGGGATATCCCAATTGAAGAGTACCTTCCCTATGCACAGAAGTTCAAGACATTTGCATTAGCAAGGATTGGCGCTGACCCAATGGTGATGGCTGATCCAGCTAGGATCATGCGTTGCCCTGACACATTCAATCATAAGTTTAATCCACCAGAACCTACGTCAGTTATCGGCGAAGAGATTTCTAGCTATGACTGGGATGAGTTTAAAGCATTCTTAGATTCTTTTGAAGTTGTTGAACAAGCTAAAACCGTAGACCCGTTTGCTAATGTACGCAAAGGCTTAGACGAAGATGCACTAGCCATGAAAAAGTTAGATGACTACGAGTGGAGCTTTCAAAAGATTGTGGAACGCACACTTGCTGGTGATGGCTGTGCGCAGATTGAACACATATTAGTTGAGGCTGCAACGCTAGAAGAACCACTATGGCATGCTGGTCTATCTATAGCCAAG